TATCCTCCGTTGTTAATTATAAATAAAAACCATCTAAAAAATTAGGTGGTTATAATTTGTAATTGTGATCTATTTAGAACTATTGGATGGTTTTTATATCAACTTAGCTAATACAGATAAATTATACCCTTAGCCAGGAATTTCTACTCGGTTGATATTCCAATAGGAATTATTAGATCCCCTGAACCCTTAAAGTTGCGGTGTAGCCCCATGTTACTGGTATTTTAATATACCCGCTGAATTTTTATGTTTTTTACTTTGTAGATTCTGAACTAAAAAGATAATTAAAAAATAAATGAATTAATTAACTATCCATATTTATACAACAAAAGCACAATAATTAAAGCTATATAATGAATTAAATAGCAATTAGTTTCCTTATATAACTAGGCCGATAATTGTATACATATTATATAGCTAAATAATCACTACGAAAATGGATATATTTAGGTTTTTTCTGCGATTGATTTGAAATCTGATCCTTCTGTAAGGTATAGATTTTGAAAATCCTATTTCTATACCTTACAGAGAACAAAAAACAAAAAAACTAATCTCTTACTATATGTATATAATATATAAATAGTATCTATAGTTATATGAATATATTCCTATTTCTATACCTTACAGAGAACCTACAATCAATAAATTAATTAGTCTATTTTTATAGCCAATATGTTTTTAATCCTCCTAATGTATTGGCTTTATAAATAGATTAATTATTAATATAGGAGGATATAATGCGGGATAATTATTATTGTGAGGAATGTAAAAATACAACTAAACCGGACCAGTTTGCATGTAATTGTTTGTGTATAAACTGTGGTCCATGTGACGGAGAATGTAACCATGGCAAAAAAGATGAAAAGCTTTGTGGATCGGGGACAACCAAAGAAAAGGGTTAGGACTCATAAAAAGTCTTTAAATAAAGATGAAAAACGAAGTTATAAGAAATATAATAAACAAGGTCGAAGACCTAAATAAAGGAAAATAAATATGTTATTAAATGATGTTAATTTAAGCTGGGTCAAATTAGATCCTAAAAATCCAGATATGGGTTATGATAAAGCTTCACCTCAATATTCAGTTACTGTAAAAACTGCTGATAAGGTTCAAGCTGAAACTTGGAAAAAGGCTGGATTAAATATAAAACCAGCAGAAGAAAATGGTGCTGTTGTTTATAGTGTTGGATTAAAAAAGAAGATTTATTCTGATGCAGACGGTAAATCAAATACTTCACCACCACCTGTTGTTGATAAATCATTACAGCCGATACTTGACACAAGTAATATTGGAAATGGATCGAAAGGTAATGTTCAAATTAAGTTTAAACCATATGAATATATGGGTAAAAAAGGTATATCAACTCAGTTGTTAGCCTTACAAATTACGGAACTGGTTGAATATCAAAGTGCAGATAAATTAGAATTTGCTGCTATTGATACAGATAAAGACGTAATTTAAGTTAGCATTTATTTTGGCTGGGTTTAATTACCCAGCTAAAGTCTATGCCTTACAGAAGGGAAATTATGTTAGAAAATATGTTTAAAATGCACACATTCAATATTGATAAGAAATGGTTAGATCTAATTAAGTCAGGTAAAAAGAAATCTGAAATTAGAAGTTACCATGTACCATTAGAGGGTAAAAAAGTTGGTTTAGTTAGTAATGAAACTGGCAAAATAGAAATAATTATTACCATTGGTATTATATTAGATTTAAAAGGATTAGAGGAAGAGGATTTAGAAGTTATTTTTGAAGAGGCCTTAATAGATGAGGATTTTAGAAAATATTATCCTTGTAATTATTTATATACAATTAAAAAGGTTGAAACAGTACATTAATTATGAAAACATTTATATTAATATTATGGTTTACTACAGGAGAAGTTGGTCAAGTAAATGTTAAGGTTAATATTGATCAGTTTTGTGATGATGCTTTTTATAAAGTAGTTGTTTGGAAAGATAATGAAAATTATAAAGCAGGTAGTTTTGAATCGTGGGGTCATTATACTTATAAAAATAAACTTATACAAGCTCATACTTGTGTGGAAGGAAAATAAATATGATAATAGGAATTGCAGGATATAAGGGTTCAGGAAAAGATACAATAGCAAATGTATTACAAACAAGTTTTGGATTTGAAAAAATGTCATTTGCACAACCAATTAAAGATATTGTACATAGTACATTTGGTATTGATAAAGCAATATTATCTGGTGATGGTGGTGAAAGAGAATTTAGAGAGGAATCTTTACCTGGTTGGTTTTATTTATCTCCAAGAGATATGATGCAAAAAATTGGTATGGCATTTAGAGATGAATTACATAAAGACATATGGGTTAAAGTATTAGAAAGTAAAATTAAAAGCGTAAAACAAAATATTGTTATACCTGATGTAAGGTTTAAAAATGAATTAGATATGGTTCAACAATATGGTTTTTGTGTTGGTGTTAAAAGACCAGGATATAATGGTGATGAACATAGATCTGAACATGCTTTAGATGATGTAACATTACAATATATATTTGATAATAATAATTCACAAGAAATGCTTTATGCAAAAGTATATAACTTTTTTAAGGAAAAATTAAAATATGAAAATAATATATGATATTGAAACAAATGGTTTAGTAGATACAGTAGATACTATTTGGTTAGTTGTTACTAAAAATATTGAAACTAATGAAGTAATAACATTTAGTGATTATGATGGTGATAGTAAACCCTTAAATGAATTAATACCTTATTTAAATAAAGCAACAGTATTAATTGGTCATAATATTATTGGATATGACAATGTGGTAATGCACAAATTATTAAACTGGATACCACCTACATCAATTAAGATGATTGATACAATGATTATTAGTCAAATGAATAATTGGAGAAGAGAAGGTAAACATAGTTTAAAAAACTTTGGTATTATATTAGGAGATGCCAAAGGTGAAAGCCCAGACTTTTTAAAATATAGCCCAGAGATGAAAACATATGCTATTCAAGATGTTAATTTAAATCATAAGGTTTATAAATATGTGGTTAATGAAGCACAAGCTCTTATAGTAAATAGACCTTCATATAAAAAGGCATTACAAACTGAGCATGCTATAGCTGAGTTATGTTCTAATCAAGTTAAATATAAATGGAAGTTTAATATATCTTTAGCTAAAAAACATTATAATTATTTAACGTCTGAAATGAAAATAATTGAAGACAAAGTTAATCCTACTTTAAAACCTAGAAAAGTTTTTATAGATAAGGAGCCCAAAACAGCTAAATATATACAAGATGGTAGACTTAGTTCTGTTAGTGCAAGAATGTTATCTCAATTTTTAGGTACAGAAATTAAACAAACTGATACTGATAAATGGGATCCTAAGAAAACATTCCAAAGGTTTCAAATGATAGAAGCTGACCTTGGTAATATGGAACAAGTTAGAGGTATGTTATTAGACAGTGGTTGGAAACCTACACAATTTACACCAAAGGGTGAACCTAAAATAACTGAAGATAGTATACATACAATTAAAGGTGACTTTGGTAAACAAATATTACATTATTATAGTTTAAGATCAAGACATTCTGTAATTAAGGGTTGGATTGAATTAGCTGAAGCAAATGATAATAGAGTATTTGTTGAAGCATTTAATATTGGAACTCCTACATTTAGACAAAGGCATTCAAAAATTGTTAATGTACCTAATGTAAATAGTTTTTTTGGTAAAGAAATGAGAGAATTATTTGTAGCTGATACTAATAAAGTTATGGTTGGCTGTGATAGTGCAGGTAATCAAATTAGAGCTTTATGTCATTATTTAAATAGTAAAGATATAAGTGAACATGTTTTAAACGGTGACATACATCAAAGAACAGCTGATATTGTAGGTGTTACAAGACAATTAGCTAAAAGTTTATTGTATGCTACAATTTTTGGAGCAGGTTTTGCTAAGTTAGGTAAAATGGTTACTGGAATTGAAGATTTAGAAAAGGGTAGAGAAGTTAAAGGTAAATTATATGTTGCCTTTCCTGGATTAAAAGAATTAAATCTTAGATTAAATAAATTTTTTTATCAAACACAAAATAAAATGGGTATAGGTTTTGTACCAGCATTAGATGGCCGTAAAGTTTATGCGGAATCTTCATTTAAGTTATTAAATTATTTATTACAAGCATTTGAAGCTATTACAGTTAAGTCTGCAGTAGTTAATGCTTTTAAAATGTTTAAAGAAGAAAAATTAGATGTTGATATGTTAGGTTTAATACATGATGAAGTACAGGTACAAACTAAACCACAAAATATAATAAGAGTTAAAGAAATACTAAGTTATTCTTTTGGTGATTTTATTACTAAGGAATTAAGCTTAAATATTCAAATGGCAGGTGATGCTAAAGAAGGGAATAATTGGTATGAAACGCACTAATAAAGTAATAGGATTAATTGATGGTGATGTATTAATTTACAGAGCTATTAATAAATCAGAAAAAGATAATATAAAACCAAATGATGCTTTTGATATTGTATTAGAGGCAATAAAAAGAGAAACAGCATGTCAAGAATATTCTTTGCATGTATCAGGTAAGGGTAATTTTAGAAAAGAAATAAAACAACCTTATACTGTTTATAAAGGTAAGAGAAAAGATAAGCCACCTCAATTTAGGGCATTAAAAGATTATATAATTGAAAAATATAAACCTATAATGCATGATGGCTTGGAAGCGGATGATACAATATCTATTGAAGCTAATGAATATATAAAACAAAATCAATTATATATGTTAATTACAATTGATAAGGATTTAAAAACAATTGGTGGTTTATTTTATAATTTAATGTATAATAATTTAATTGCTGTATCTACAATTGATGCTATTGAGTTTTTTCATGAGCAATTATTAACAGGTGATACTGTTGATAATATACCAGGTATTGAAGGTGTTGGTAAAGTTAAAGCAGGTAGAATATTAAAAGATAAAAACATAAAAGAACAATTTGAGTCAATTGTTAATGCATATAAAAAACATTATGGTCAAGACCACAGAAATAGATTAGAGGTTATGGGTAAAATGTTATTTTTATTAAAAAAACTTGATGATAACTGGACTATTAATTATTGGAAGGGTTATATTAATGGCATTTAATCAGAAGAAGTATAATAAATCTATTAGGGGTATTGCTGTTACAGCTTGTAAAGCTTCTAAAAGGCGAGCTAAAATTAAAAATTTAGCATTTAATTTAACTTCTGATTATTTAGAATCTATTTTTCCAAAGACTTATTCATGTCCTATTCTTGGATATAAAATGAAAAGATCTAATATATCCTTAGGTAGATTAAGTCCAACATTAGATAGAATAAATCCAAGATTAGGTTATGTACGTGGTAATGTAGAATTTGTTTCAAATATAGCAAATTGTATGATGACCTCTGCTACTGGTAAAGATATTAAGAAGTTCGTTAAATGGGCAACAAAAAGATATAAAATAACAAGAGAGGAAGTATATGGGTAAAGAAACATCGTTTATAAAACATACAAGTTGTGAGCCTTGTGGATCTTCAGATGCAAATGCTGTTTATTCAGATGGTAGTACATATTGTTTTAGTTGTAAAAAAACTAAACCAAGCGGAACAGAAGATACAGAGGTAGAATTTAGTGTAGTACAATCACATTTAACTTTAGATGAAATAGCTAATTTACCAGTAGATGGTTTTAGAAATATATCTAAAAAGGTTTTATATAATGCTGGTGTTAAAGTAGAGTATGATGAAAATAGAAATATTATTAGTCATTTTTACCCTATAACTGTTAATAAAAAAGTTAAAGCATACAAGAAAAGAATAGTAGCTACCAAGGATTTTAGATCAATTGGTAAAGCAGATGTACCTGAGTTATTTAACCAATGTAATAGCGGTAAAAGAAAAAACTTAGTTATTACTGAAGGTGAAGTAGATTGTTTATCAATATTAGAAATGCTTACAAAAGCTAAGGCTCAATTTGATGTTGTATCAATTGTTAATGGAGCCCAAAGTGCTAGAAGAAATATTGCATCTAATTTAGAATTTGTAAATAAATATGAAAAAGTATTTTTAGCATTTGATAATGATGAGCATGGTATTGAATCTGCTATAGATGTAGCACATGTTATTAAGCCTGGTAAAGCACATATTGTAAATAATATACACAAAGATGCTAATGAAGCTTTATGTAAAGAACAATCTGAAGCATACTTAGCTGATATATGGAGTGCTAAAACTTATAAGCCTGACAATTTTGTCTCAGGTGAAAAGATTTGGCAAGCATTTAAAGAAAGATCTGAAGTTAAATCAATTGCTTATCCGGATTGTTTAAAAGGTTTAAATGATAAATTGTTTGGTATGAGATTAGGTGAAATTACTTTATTTACATCTGGTACAGGTTCAGGTAAATCTACTGTTGTTAAAGAAACAATATTAAATTTATTAGATAAAACTGAAGATAAGGTTGGCTTAATATCATTAGAGGAATCTATTGGTGATACAGCTACTAAATTAATTGGTATGTCTATTAATAAAAATATTAGGATGCCTGGTGATGTTAGTGATGAAGAAGCTAGGGTTGGTTATGAAAAAGTATTTGGTGATGAAAGATTAATATTATTAGATCACCAAGGATCTGTAGCTGATAATTCTTTATTAGATAGGATTGAATATTTAGCAGCTTTAGGTTGTAATTATTTAATACTTGATCATATAACAATTGCTGTTAGTGAAGGTGTTGATGGTGCAACAGGTAATGAAGCTGTTGATAAAGTCATGTCATCTTTATTAAAAATAGTTAAAAGGTATAATATTCATTTAACTTTAATTTCTCATTTAAGAAAAAGTTCTGGGGAAGGTAAGTCATTTGAGGAAGGTGTTATGCCTAATTTAGATTCTATTAAAGGGTCTGGATCAATTAAACAAATAAGTTTTGACATTGTAGGGTTTGCTAGAAACATGATGGCAGCTGAAAAACCTGATAGAAATATAGTTAAATTTGCTGTATTAAAATCTAGGTTTAGTGGTGATACCGGTATGTGTGGACAAGCAGTTTATAATGTAGGTACAGGAAGATTAAATTATAATGAAAATAATTTAGCTTTTAAAGAAGTACTGTAACAAGTTTCGGTTAGAAGTTAGAACTGTAAGTAAGACCTTTATGGCAACAGCTAACAGACAATGGTAGGTGGATGAGTAATAGGCTTTTCCTCTCTCGGCCTACATCACTACCAGAAAACCGGAGCAGCTGAGCAACCTGTTTAAAAGGCTCACAAATAAAGGACATATGAAAAGAAAGAAATATAAACCATTACCAGAAACTGTAACTATAAAAGAATCTATGATTGAAGGCTTAGGATTATTTGCCATTAAAGATATTAAAAAAAATACTAATTTAGGTATGATGCATTTTATAACTGAATATAAAGAAGTTATAAGAACACCATTAGGTGGTTTTGTTAACCATAGTAATAAACCAAATTGTATTAAAGAAAAGGAAAGTTGTATATATGAAGAAAGAACATATTTAGTCACGAATAGACTAATAAGAAAAGGTGAAGAAGTAACAACTAAATACACAATGTATAGGGTATAAAATGAAAGAACAATTAATTATAGCATTGAAAAAACATGCTGAGGGTCATATAGAAAAACATAAAGTTAATGTAAATATATTACTTAATAAAATATCAGGTATTGCAGAACATCCTGATGTTATTGAAACTGTCGAAAAAGAATTAGAAATAATATCTAAATATGATGATCAATTAGAAATGCTTAAAAAATATTTTAATTAGTTAAAGGGTGGCTTTTATACCACCCTTAAAAATTTTATTTAATCTGCTAGTCTATCCATATGAGCATAAATACGACCAAATACTTTATCTAATGACATAAGTTCTTGTTGCATCATGGCAACAATTGTTTGTAATTCAATTAAAGTTATAAGTACCCAAGTACTTAAACCTAATAAAATTGTTCCTAATAAAGCAATCATAGCTGTATTAGTTTTTCTTGACATTACCACCCTTAAATATTTGTGTACCTTTAATACCATAAATACTAGCAACTACAAGGATCCATAAATTAGTAAACCATTTAGGTAGTTCATTAAAGTATACAAAAAACAATTTCATTTTATCCATTGCAGTTGGATCTTCCGATACCACTGCCCAAGCCAAGATTAATATTGGAGCCGAAAGAATAATTAAAACAAATTCATCTTTCCAATCTGATTGTCTCGCCTCCAACAATTTCCCCTGATATTCTGTTTCCCCTTTAGCCATTTTAGATGCATGCATATATTGTGCATCTGCCATAACCATTTTGGTTTCTTGCCGCTTTTTATAAATGTGAGAGGCGGCATTGATGCCTAATTTTAAAGCACTAAACCACATAGTTACCTTGCCGTAGCTGGTACATTGTTAGTTCCAACTAGAGGTGCTTCTGCAAATGCCATGTAGATGTAGTTATCGTTAGCATCATTTGCATTATTATCAGTTGTTTTAAATTTAAAACCATTACTTAAAAAATCACAATAAGGAGAAGAAGTATTCTCAGCAGCATTAAGATTTGCAAACAATCTTACTCCAATAGGATTAAAAGAATTTGCTCTTTTATTATCTAACATTATCCAAG